ACTGATCAGTTGGCACCTGATGGTACTGTCATCGCTCCTGCTGGATCGATTCAGTACATACAAGTTTTGTCGAATGGTGATCATTATTTTAATGATGCGACAACTGCCGTTGTTAAAGGCGGTGGCGGATCTGGAGCGGAACTACGTCCAGTTACAGGTCTGATTACTGGTTTGTCCCTGGAACAACCAGGTTCAAACTATGAACTCGGAGACATTAACCTCATTGTTTCTGGTGGCGGCGGTCAAGGTGCTACTGGTGTTGCTGATGTTGATGAATTCGGTGTTGTTAAGCAAGTTAGAATCACCAACCCTGGTGAATTCTATGAAACTCCCCCTGTCATTCTTCTGAATGGCGGTGGCGGTTCTGGTGCCAGAGCAGTTGCTAACCTGAATCTGGGCGCTATTGAATCCATCAATATTCTTGATGGTGGCGGCGGTTATTCATCTAACCCCCAGGTTCTGTTTACTAGAAAGACTAACCTCACTAGATCTTCTAGAAACAGACAATCTTTCAACTCAAATTTATATAATGTAACTGGTTTGTTGGGAGATGTTAGTGAAAACGACACTACCCTTTATGTACAGACGACTACTCCTTACCCTGGTTCAGGCAAAATTCTTGTCGGAAGAGAGGTTATTAGATATACGGGTAAAACACTTACCTCGTTCACAGGTTGCGACCGTGCTCTTAACTTCAGATACGACCAGAAAGTAACCCTGGATTCACTGGCAAACGACAGTTACGGGGTGTCTCAGTACAATTTCAACGTTGGTGACAGGGTTGTTAGAACAACTGAGAGTGCATCCAACAAGATTGCTCGTGTTTATGACTGGATTCCATCTGAGAGAGCACTCTTCCTCGTCTTTGAGGTTGATGAACTTGCTTTCATTGATGGTGGATCTTCCCAGGTCAAGTCACAGGTTATTGACTTCACTGGTGGCGTGTCCTCAGCGTCTGCTACTGGTGTTGCACCACACAATGTTGTGGAAGATATTGGTGAAAGAATCATCACTTTAACGGTTCCTATCAATTATATCCAAGACAGATCGTTTGAAGATATTGCGGAATTGAACGGACTCGGTGATGGAATTCCCGATTTGATCAACACAAATACAGACTACGAAGGCGAAATCAGTCTCGATGGTGGTATCGCATCTTCTCTGTATGGTATTGAAGAGACAGTTGGTGGACAGAACACTACTCTGTTTGCTGTTGGTGACCAAATGTCTGATGGTTCCAATCCACCTCTTGCACCCACAGTGTCCATCGCTGGACAGTTGGGTGATGGTGATGTACACGATGCAACAGTTGAATTTACATTCAGACTTCTTGCACCAACCACTGGTAACTATACCATCGGTGAAACTGTAACAGGTTCGATTACAGGTATCTCCGCGACAGTTGAAGGTTGGAATTATGCAACCAAGATATTGACTGTCGGATCCATTGTTCCAAACTCAGGTAATTACCTTTGGAACAAGAACGAACTAATAACGGGTGGATCATCTGGTGTTGCGGGAACGATCCAAGAGATCAATTTCCCAACATTCGTCAGAAACGAACCCGACTAACCCCTATAAATAAAGAGAAGGTAGATTCTGTTCAATGGCACTACTTACTGACCAATTTAGAATTTTTACTGCGGAAAAATTCATCAAGTCTCTGGAAGGTCCCGATAAGAACCAGAGTGACATCGCTGCTGGTGCGAATCGTGATCGCCTGTATGTGTTCATTGGACGCCCTCAGGAATGGGATAACGAGAATAATCCTCCTACCCCAGTCGATTCATTCCAAGAATTTTCGGATTCTTTTGACGATATGATCTCGATGAAGCGTGTTCTTGCGAACGACGCTATTCAGGTTATTCGTCGTATTGACTGGATTCCCCCTGAGCAAACCACTGGTGGTTTGGGTTATGTGTACGATATGTATCGTCACGACTATTCATCCTCCAAAACTGCATCTTCTGGTGCTACCAAACTATATGATGCAGACTTCTATGTGGTGAACTCTTCGTATCAGTGCTACAAGTGTATCTACAACGGTACATCTCCTAGCGATCCCAACGGTAAACCTTCTACTGTTGAACCTACTGGTACATCTACTTCTATTATTACCACCGCAGATGGTTATCGTTGGAAGTATATGTTCACTGTGCCTGTTGGACAGGTGCTGAAGTTTTTCTCTGGCGACTATATGCCAGTTTTGAGTGACACCGCTGTTATCTCTGACGCCGTTGGCGGTGAGATTGACACTGTTGTTATTCAGTCTTCTGGTTCTGGATATAACAATGGTACCTATGAAAATGTACCGATTAAGGGCGATGGTACAGGTGGTCGTATTTCTATCGTTGTTGACGGCGGTAGAATCGTATCTGCAACAGTTACATCAGGTGGATCCAACTATTCCTTCGGTAAAGTCATCATCGATGAGGTGAACGGTATCGGTGCTGGTACTGGATCTGGTGGTGCTATCGACGTTATCATTCCCCCGAAAGGTGGTCACGGATCAGGTCCCCAAGTTGAACTTGGTGGTTTCCGTGTGATGATTAACACTAAGTTTACCTATGATGAAGGTTCGGGCGACTTCCCGACTGATAACGACTACAGACGTATCGGTTTGGTTCTGAACCCCCTCAAGTATGGTACAGAAGAATTAGCAGATGCTATTACGCTTTCTGCTACTAACGCTGTGATTTTCTCCCCAGACTTCACAGGTTCGTTTAACACAGACGAAATTATTACACAGACTCGTACTATTGGTGGTCAGCAAGTGACTGCACGTGGTCGTGTTGTTTCCTGGAACTCCACAACAAAAGTTCTGAAGTTCTATCAGAACAGAGTTGACGGTATCTTCCCCGAAATTTCTGGTAGTAAGACCGTGTTTGATGGTGGTAACACCGTCGTTGGTTCTGGTTCTGGTACTTCTGCCGATCCAGATATTAACTTCCCGATTGTTCCTGGTGAAGCAACTCGTGTTATTAACAACACTGAGTATGATTTGGGTATGTCATTCACCTCTGGTTACGCCAAACCTGAAGTGAAAAAGGACTCAGGAAAAGTTATCTACATAGACAATAGGAGAGCAATCTCCCGTGCTGGCGACCAAATTGAAGACATTAAGATCGTAGTAGAGTTCTAAAACAATGCCTCAGAATACCAATCTGAACATCTCTCCATATTTCGACGATTTCGATAAGGAGAACAATTTTTACCGAGTGCTATTCCGCCCTGGGTACCCCATTCAGGCGCGTGAACTGACTACGCTTCAATCTCTGATGCAGAATCAGATTGAATCGTTTGGTACGCATATGTTCAAGGATGGCAGTATGGTCATCCCTGGTCAGATTGGTTACGATCTGGACGCTAAGGCAGTTCTGCTGCAGGAATCCTTCTTGGGTTCTGACGTTGAGCAATATAGACAACAACTTGATGGTAAGATCATCGAAGGTCTGACAACAGGTGTTAGAGCAAAGGTTTTGTTCTCTATCCCTGCTGCTACCTCTGAGCGTGGATACATCACACTGTATCTTAAGTATCTGACCTCTGGTGGTGATGATAGTGACATCAACACTTTCGTTAATAACGAGCAGTTGATTTGTGATAATGAGATCACTTATGGTAACTCCCTGATTGAGATCGGAACTCCTTTCTCTCAGTTGCTCCCAACTAATGCTACTGCTGTTGGTTCGACCGCATCTGTTGCTAAGGGTGTATACTTCATCCGTGGTTACTTCGTCGATGTTGACGAACAGACCATTATTCTTGATCAATATACAAACGATCCTTCTTATAGGGTTGGTCTAGAAATCTTTGAATCGATCGTTACTCCTGAAGACGATCCGAGTCTAAACGATAACGCTACTGGCACATCTAACTATTCTGCACCTGGTTCTCACAGATTTAGAATTAGAACCAGTCTAGTTAAAAAAGTTATCGATGATGATACTGATAAGAACTTCATCGAACTTTTAAGAATTAACAAGTCTCAGATCGAGACATTCGTTGAGAGAAGCGCATATAACGAACTGGCAAGAGAACTTGCTAGAAGAACATTTGACGAATCTGGTGATTACACCGTTCGTGACTTTGACATCCGTGTTAGAGAACACCAGAATGATGGTGTCAATGATGGTGTTTATCTGCCTGGTGTGAATTCACCTGATGGTATTGAATCTTCTGAAGCACACTATTGTGTTGAGGTTGGTCCTGGTAAAGCATATGTCCGTGGTTTTGAGTCTGAAACTCTTGCACCCACATATGTTGACCTGATCAAACCCAGAACAACTGTTGGTCTCCAGAACTCGATCATTCCGTTTGAACTCGGCAACTATATGCTGATGAACAACGTGAAGGGTTCTCCCATCATCAATGGTACTGGTATTACTGCAAACTATCAGGTTGTTGAGCTCCGTGATGTTGCACCCAATAATGTTCTGACCGCATCTGGTCGTGTTATTGGTCTAGCACGTGTTGCAGCATATGAATACCATAGTGGTACTAATGTAAACTCCACTTCAACTGTATTCAAAGCATATCTGTTTGATATTCAGCCTCTAACCATCTTCAAGATGGATGCTGCTGTTACTCTGTCCCAAGGTCACGTTATCCGTGGTCGTAGCTCCAAGGCAAAGGCATTTGTTGAGGCAGATGTTGTTGGTGGACAGATGTTTAATGTCTATCAGGTGTATGGTAACTTCCG